TAGGTCAGCAGCTGGGGACTGCCCCAGCTGGCGCCGTAGTCGCTGCTCTTGAGCTGGTAGAGCTCACGGTCGGAGTTTATCCAAAATATTGAAACCTCGGCCCCCAGCGAGCCGGCGGCGACAATAACCACATCGTACTGGTTGGTATAAACCCACTGGCTGAAATCGGACTGGGGGTTGGGGTTGATCACCCGCTGGCGGTAGAGCTTCCTGGAATCGGAGGGGGGTGTTACCCTCACCCTGACCAGCGAGCCGTCGCCGGGCATGGTGACGGCGTGATAGTAGTCGTCTTCATTGCCGCTATAGAGCCTCTCCCAGCATAGCTTGACCACGCCGGCATGCCTATTGAAGGCTTCCACCTTGACGTAGGGAGTCCGCGAAGCCTCCTTCTGGGCGGCGAGCAGTGTCGCACTGAGCTGTCTCATTTCTTTTACCCCAGCGCCGCCAGCGTATCGGGCAGCGGCCTATCGGCCTTTCGGTAGTGGTCGGCCAGGTGGCGGGCGGCTTTGAGTATCTCTTCGGGGCTGGCGGCCACCCTCCGCCCCCGGTAACCTGAGGGGGAGAGGGCAGCCACCGCCGCCGGCATGCGCTCCCAGTCGACCGTCTTTTCTATATCCAGCTTCCCCTTCAATGCCCGGTAGATGCTCCTCTTGTGGTGGGGCAGCTTCCAGCTCTCGGGGTCGGCGGGGTCGCCCGTGATGGCAAAGGCCTCCCGGGGCAAGCCCTCCTTGGCTTTAATCTCTCTCGTGCTCATAACACTCCTTCAAACCTGGTAGAGCTGGCGGATGCGGACGCGGTTCCTCCGCCCCAGCCTTTTTAGCTCTTTCCTGAACTGCTTCAGCTTCTCGTTGCCCCAGTCGAGGAACTCCTTGGGGGTGGTGGTGCCGCCAACGCTCACCCGATTGATGGCGTAGCTGGCCCACTCCACGGCGGCGTAGCCCTCGGCGCCGGTGGCAATCAGCTCTTCGTACTTGGTGTCGATGGTCGAGCCCTCGGCGTTAAGGGTATGGAGCATGCCGTAATAGACATTACAGTTATCGCCGTTAGGGGCTTCATCGACGAAAAGGGTCAGGGCGTGCCCCCAGAGGGCGAACTTCTGGTAGCAGGGCGGGAACTGTGCCAGCGGGTATTCCACTGCCTCCACCATCACCCGCTCGGTGAGGGGGGAAATATCGATTACCCTGGAATCGGCGGTGGTGGGCAGGGTAGCCTTGGTCGGCAGGGGCACTGCCTCGGAAAACTCCTTTACGGCGCGAGCGATGTGTCGGTCCAGCTCGTCGTCGCTCCAGCGGTAGTCCCCCGCGTCTTCGTCTTTCAGCTCTCGCCTGACGATAGCTCTCATCGTACTTAGGTCCATAGTTTCATACCTCCCCCCTTGACGGGCATTTCTATCTTGGCCACGAGGCGGTCGGTGCCCTCTCCTGGTTCATCGGCAAACAGGTCTTTGGGTTCACCGCTCCCCCCAATTTTACTGGCCTCAGCGCCAGAGCCGCTCTCGGCGGCGGCTAACAGTCGGGCGATAATGGCTTCAATACCGGAGCCGCTTTCAGTGCCCGCCAGCACGGCGCTGGAGAGGGATGCCTCGGCTCCGATGCCGGTATCAGACGAGGTCTTAGCCTGCGGCGTTTGCAGCGACTCAACGGCGTCAACGCCGGAGCCGCTTTCAGTGCCTGTAAGAATAGCGCTGGAGAGGGATGCCTCGGCGCCGGAGCCGGTGTCGGCGGAGTTTTTCTCGGTAACGGTTGACCCGTAAGTCCCCGCCCTTATGGCGTCTATGTCATCATCAGAAAGGATATCCTTGAAAAAGACTACCTCGTCAAACTTCCCGTCAAAGCAACGAGCAGTGTCCTCATTCTGCCTGCCTATTTCCAATGGGGCAGTAGTTGCGATTAAATCGCCGCCGGCTGTTCCCGTGGCGTTACTATCCAACAGAGCGCCCGCATTATCGTCCCAGATGCGGATTTTCATTCCGTTGGTGGAGGCGTCGTAGGTAATGGCTATGTGATACCAGATACCCGTAGATAGAGCCGTCCCGAAGGTAATGCCAGTATTTCCACCACTGTAATAAACAACGAACCTGACTTTATTGCTGGCGTCTAAAATGACTGCCCAACTGTCGTTTGCCCCGTTTTTGGCTATCAAGCCATTATAGGCAGTTAATGATTCGGGCTTGCACCAAAAACAGGCGGAAAACGATTGCTCGCTAGTCCCGTTCTTATTAGGAAAACCAGAGTCCAAATCAGCGTCGGCAATCGTGCCATATTGTGTGCTGTCGCGCTCGAGGTCTATACAGTATGAGCCTTCCTTGTAGTCACCAGAGTCATAGGAAGGAGAGCCGACCTCGGTCAGGTCGTTACCGCCCTGGCTGTCATTGGCGTTGTTATCAAGCTTCCACAGGGCGACGCAGTTGGGGTCGCCGCTGAAATTATTTGCCATTATTCACTCCCACAAGCAAAGAGAGTCGTTGAGACCTCCTCTATCAGCTCAAGGTGATGCTGACCTCTAAAGTCCAGGTGCCGCTCGACTTGGTGCCCAGTGATTCCACCTTGCGGTTAAGGCACTTGGCGCTGGTGGCTTGCTTGACCACCCACTCGTTCCAGGCGTAGTTGGCCTCGCTATCCCCGAAGCTGGCCTTGAAGGTCGCCTTCTGGCTGGTGGAGGTGGGATAGCCGCTCTCCATGCCCTTATAGGTCTTGTTAGTGGCGGCCTGGAGGTCGGTCTGGGACGGGTCGGCCGCCGTCGAGCTGTCGCCGACGCCGATTTGGGCGGCGGCGTTATCGAAGATATGCCCGGAGCCGGAGACCACGCCGGTAATCAGGTCCCACATCTCGTTGATGCCGGAATTGAGCAGGCAGTTGCCCCCGCCCTCGATTAGCTCGTAGGGCTTAAACTTCTTGTGAAACTCGGCCTCTCGGCCGCGGTAAGCCCCTATATCCTCACGGTACTTGCTTAAGCGGTAGCGGCAGAGCCACCTGGCTGTATCTTGCTTTTCCATTTTCCCCTCCTCGGGGGGAGTCCTTCGGCGGAAGGGCTCCCCCGAAAATTGCTAAAATTTAGTCTTGCACCCCGATTAGAGCGGCGCTCTTTATCGAGCTGAACAACGCCAGCGAGCAGTACCACTTAATACGGGTTCTTGACGCGTCCTTGGTCTCCAGCGAGCCGATGGGCTCCACCGTCAGGTGGCCGGGGCCGGTCAGCCCACACAGGGCGCCTTCCCCCATCTGGAAGGCATAGATTGTGGAACAGTCGCCACCGGTGGTGGCCGTCTCCACCCCGCCGCTTAAGGTGTGGGTGTCCAGTATCCAGTCGTTGACGCCGATGGGGACGCCGTCCCAGAGCTGGACGAAGCTGCCCCACCGGTCCCGGTCGCTCTCGATCATGCCCCCCGCCGCCCTGACCAGGGCGTTGAGCTTGCGCCGCGAGCGTCGGCTCATGAGCAGTATGTCAGGCTTACCCCCCTTTACCGCGTCGATAAGCTCGTCCAGCTTGCCCAGGGTCAGGGTGGCCCCGCTGCTGCCCATGGCGATGAGCTGGTCGCTGGCGGTGGCGGTGTCGATGAGCTTTATCAGCCCGTCGAACTCCTTGCTGCCGCCCGAGGCGTCGCCGTAGATAAAGTTCTCCTCGAACTTGTCCTTGAGCGCCTTAGCCTTGAGCTCGACCACGGCCGTCTCCAGGTCCTGGATATTGCTGCGGGTCGCCTTGAGGAAGTTATCCACGTCAGCGTCGCCGCCCATAATCTTCAGGGAAGCTGTTTTCTGTTCGAAGGTCGGCGTCGACTCCGTCCAGGCGTCGCCGACATCATAGAAATCGATGGTGGGCAGGGTCTTTTCCTGGTTGTAGGTCAGGACGTTGCCCACAATCTCGATAAAGGGCAGCTGTTTGAGGACGGGCGAGTCCTTGACGATGGTCTCGACCACCCCCTGAAGCAGCATATCGTTGGACAGCTTGGCTGCCTCGTCTAATGTTAAAGCCATTTTCTATCTCCTTTCGCCTATGGCGTATTGAATCTTGTCCCTCGGGGACAGGGCGGACAGGTCGGCGGGCGTCCTCTGCGGCGCCCCGGCCGGTATTCTGGCGGCGGCGATTTCCGCTTCCAGCTCCTGCCTTACCCTATTTATAAGGGCCTGGGCGCTGGCCAGGGAAGCGTCAATCTCCTCGATGCTGTCGCCGGCTATTTGCTCCTCGGGCAGGCTGGGGTTGTATTTCAGCGCCAGCGCCCGGTAGCTCGATATCGCCTGCGCCAGGCTCTCTTCCAGGCCGGTCAGCTTTTGCTCCAGCTCGGCGACCTGTTCGTCTTTGCCGGCTAGAGCCTGCTCCAGCTCGGCGATGCGTTGCTCTTTGGCCGCCAGCGCCTCGTCCTTCTCGGCAATCAGCCCCTCCAGCTCCGCCACCCTGGAGCTTTCTAGCTCCTCCCCGTCGGGACTCTGGTCCTGTTTGTTATCGGGCATTTGACACCTCCTTATGGAGATTCCTTAATCTCGGTCGGCGGAAACTCTCTCCCTCTCTTTCGTCGGCCTAGTGTTAAGCTGTTTATTGTTGTTTTTATTCATGTTGAGGATGGCTTCTCTCTCCTCCAGCCACCGCTTGAACTCGCCCTCGGCGTCCTTAACGCCCATCTCGTCCATGGCCCGCCGCCTTGAGTGGATGCCGCTCTGCACCAGCGTCTGCTCGTTAGACACCAGCCGCGATAGGTCCTGAGGCAGTATCGGCTTCCAGACCACCCGCAGTCGGTTGTCGCCGAAGCTATCCCCCTGGTACCTTTCCAGCAGCCTTAAAATCATCCGGTTGCGCTGGTTGTAGGCGGCGGTGCGGATAATCCGCTTTCGCCTCACCTTCTGTAGCAGGGGATTCAGCTCGATTTCAAGGGCGACGCCGGAGAGGTCGCGCTCGGTGCCGCCGAAGGCAGCCCGCGGCGATTCCGATATATCATGCAGGATGCGATAGAGAAGGTTGATATAATCGATGTGCAGCCCCACCCCACCCCCCTGCAACAGGTCGAGCAGGTAGGCCTTGGCGTCCTCGGGGATGTTCCAGACCGCCCCGGGTCTAACGGCGATATCCTCGGACTCCTCCACATTCTCCAGCACGGCGATGGGGTTACCCGAAAGCTCTAGTATGCGGGATAGCTGCGACATGGCCCGGTTAAGCTCCCACTGCGACTCCATAATCTGGGTAAGGTCGGATATCCCCCAGAACCTCTTGGGCTCCCTGAGGTTGGGGTAGATGATAAAGGGGATGCCTTCGTAGGGGTTGGGCTTCTTCTCGATGAGGGCGTCGTCCAGGTAGAGCTCGAATTCGGCGTCCGTCCAGAGCTCGACGACAGTTGCCTGCTTGCCCTTGGGCTTCAGCTTGTATAGGAACTCGCTTTCCTCGGCGGAAAGCTGGTATCGGGAGGCAATTCTCCAGACCCGTGAGATGTCGTCCCCCAGCCACCAGGCATAGAGCCCCTGGACGTCGGGCGAGCTAATGCGCACTCTTTTGGCTTCGCCGTCCCAAGTGACCTTGTAGCTGGCGTCGCCCATAATGGCGCAGTCAATCTCGGTCTCCAGGTCGAGCTGCTCCAGGTTGTTTTCTTCATAGACCTGGTTTAGGGCGGCTTCGGCTCGGCGGGCTCGGGCTTTAGCCTCGGTCGAATCCTCGGCGGCTTCCACGACGAAGCTGATGCCTGACATCAGATAAGAAGTAATCTTGTCGATAAAGACCTTGCTGTAATTAAAGGTCAGCCTTTTCTCCCCCCGCCTCTCTCGCCCCGACCACTGACGGCCGTGGTAAAAATCGAGCAGCTCCCGATAATTCCTGAAGCGGTCAGTATCCTGGCGGTTTAGCTGGGCAATAATAGAAGTCTTATTCATTGGCGCCCCCGGCACTTTTGATTTTCAAAGTTATCCCGCTCTCTTTTTAGTATCCTCTGGATGGTGCGCTGGCTGACGCCGAACATCTCCGCCAGCTCTTTGACGCCCTTACCCTGTGCGTGTAGTTTAAGCACTTCTTGGTCTCTTAACTTTTTAAGCCACTGCTGCCTGCCCCCGGGCTGGGCGTAGATACATTCGGGGAAGGGACAGTTTAAGCAGGAATCGGCAAATTCGCACCCATCGTCCTGGTATCGACAATACTCCGGCAACAAATCCAAACCGCTCTCATCCGAAACCATAGCTTAACTCTCGAACCGGCGCCGCCATACTAGCACACTTGTTCTATTACCGTCAACGCTATTTTGTCGTTACGAAAGTAATAATTGACATAGCCTCCGCCTCTGGCTTATTATTTATACAAGTTGCAAGCTAGTTCAGGCATAAGATGAGGGAGGTAAAAGGTGAAGCACAATAGATTATTCAGTATTCTGGCTTTAGCTGTCGTTCTTTCCCTGCTGATGTTGACTATACCGGCTATACCAGCCTCGGCTGTTTCGGTGATTCTCCTTGATGTTGAAAAGGCTCAGGTCGGTGAAAAGATTACCGTTGAGGGCACCGGTTTCACCCCCAGCACCCCACCCGACCATCTCTATAATGTCGATATCTATTTCTCCAGCGATGTCATCGAAGTCGGTGACGAAATTAATTATTATGTAAATATCTACGAGATCGTCAAACCATATGTCTATACCGATGATACAGGCAGCTTCTCTAAGGTTATCGAAATACCCGATGTGCTTGGCGATAGTAGAAACAACGCTGATGTGCACGGCGGCAGCTACTATTTCTACATTACCTACGGCGGGCAGGAAGAGGTAAAGGCATATGCCGAATTCACCGTAATCGGCATCAGTGAGGTGACTCCGGAAACAGGTCCGGTGGGCACCGAGATTGAGCTGAGCGGCGTTGGTTTTGATGCCAATGACGATGTTCAGGTGTTGTTTGATGACGATATAATTGATGTCGTCAGTGGTGATAGAAGGATGAAGACCAATGGCACTTTTAGCTCGCGAGTGGAAGTCCCGGAGAGTATCGCTGGCGAACACACCTTAACGGTTGAGGATGAGGGGGGGCATAGCGGCCAGGTCCCGTTCACGGTGGAGTCTAATATAACCCTCAGTCCCGCCCCGGCCTCAACGGGTGACGAGGTAACGATTACGGGCAGCGGCTTTGGCGAAGATTCTGATATTTTCGTTTACTTTGATGGCGATGTGGTTTATATAACCGGAGATTATGATACTAACGACTGTGGCGGCTTTGTGTCCAAGTTTTTGGTGCCTGAGGTAGAGCCGGGGACCTACCT